CACGCGTACTTATAGTCCGCTGCTGTGCCCTGTGTCCTGGGCTATAACATTAGTTTCGCCCAGGACCTGAGAGCACATGGCTCCGTTTCAATGCAACTTTCGCTATGGACTCATCACCTACTCACAGTGTGGAGACCTCGATCCCTGGAGAGTTGTGGAACGCTTTTCATCACTGGGAGCTGAGTGCATCGTGGCACGAGAGCTCCACGCGGATCTTGGACTTCATCTCCACTGTTTCGTCGATTTCGGACGCAAGTTTCGAAGCAGAAAGACTGATATTTTCGATGTGGACGGTCGGCACCCAAACATCTCGGCTTCTCGAGGAACACCTGAGGCGGGTTACGACTACGCAATCAAGGATGGCGATGTTGTCGCGGGAGGGCTGGAACGGCCAGAGCCGGGCTCAATGGGATCTGGGAAGACTTTTGACGTCTGGACTCGAATTACGGATGCAGAGGATCGTGACCAATTTTGGCAACTTCTGCATGAACTGGATCCCAAAGCTGCTGCATGCTCTTTCACCGCACTCAGCAAGTATGCTGACTGGCGATTTGCCGAGAAGCCTCCCGTCTATGAGCACCCGAGCGGAGTTGGATTTGTTCCGGGAGATGCTGACGGAAGAGATGACTGGTTATCGCAATCTGGTATCGGACTGGGATCGTCACTGCTAGGTAAGTTCAATGTGGAGTGAAGCTAGGCTCCTAACGTCGAGCTTAAGCGGTGGGGGCGCTTCGGCGGCAAGCCGCCTGCCCCACCTCGCTCTCCTTTACCGTTACACATAGGCGTGGGGAGTGAATTCATGCTGACTAAGCAGGTGGCAGATGTATGTCTTTGGTGCTCTATGGTCCATCCCGAACAGGGAAAACCCTGTGGGCAAGATCCCTGGGGGTCCATGCCTACTGCATCGGACTTATTTCGGGCGACGAGTTGAGCAAGGTCGCCTCGGTTGATTATGCCGTTTTTGATGATATACGGGGCGGGATGAAGTTCTTCCCCTCTTTCAAGGAATGGATGGGTGCGCAGGCTTATGTCACTGTAAAGCAGCTTTACCGAGAGCCAAAGCTTATTAAGTGGGGAAAGCCTTCGATTTGGTTGAGCAACACGGACCCACGTTTGGACATGGATCCCTCTGATGCTAGTTGGTTGGAGGACAATGCTATTTTTGTGGATGTATCTAGGTCACTTCTCATGCCAATACAATGATGCCTGTGCAGCAAAGTCTAACGTCCCGGTAACACCTGGTCCTACACTTTGGAACATGTCGATCACGTGGTAATCTCCCATGCCTCTCTTATCCTGCACACTGTAGGCAACAGTATTTTCTGAGTTGGCACTTTCCTCGTCATCGTAAACGATGTACTTGTTCATGGGGTGCCACATTTTGTTTTGAGTTTTGTAAGCGGCGGTACCCTTGCTGCTGATGATGCGCTTGCGATCATACTTTAGAGTTACGCGCGTCGTGTCGATCGGCGCGTCCATCGGATTGAACCAATCGATGTTCTTGTTACCCTGGAACATAAGATCGTTGAGCTGTGTGGTTTTGGTGACATCGGCCGGGTTGGAGCTTTGACCAATGTTGAGGAGCTGCCTGGCGTATCCTGTCGTGCCTCCATTGAACGTGGTCCAGAAGTTGTTGCCGCCTTTGAAGGTGAAGCAGATGCGTCTCCACTCCCAAGATAAATCGTTGTTCGTTTCTAGGGTAACGGTCTCTGCGAGTCCTCTCATGAAGCAGCTGGTTGAAGACCTTGATGCTCGCTGTCCTCGTAGGCCAACTGCACCGGCTCCTCCGAAAGTCCGAGCCGTGGCGGTCCACCAAAACAAGTGAGGGGGTGAGGTGGGGTTAGGGCTCATGGTGAAAGGGCCGAAAGAGCCTGGTCCACCAGTGGCGCTCTGTGCGACAGGCATCATGGTGTCACGCTTTTTTGTTGAGGTCATGTTGAGGATTGCCTTCCTGGAGGGTCGACGGGGTCTCCGATAGGCTGGCCTCTTCTTTGAGTAAGATCGGCGGCCTCCACCACGCCTCTTTGCTGCAGCGCGGCGGGTTGTTGTGGGGCGTCGGCTTGTCCTTCGGTAAGCCATGGTGAGGGGAAGTTAGGGCTTGAGGCATTTTTGCCGCTCCGCGTTTGGGTGCGGGCACGCGTACTTATAGTCCGCTGCTGTGCCCTGTGTCCTGGGCTATAACATTAGTTTCGCCCAGGACCTGAGAGCACATGGCTCCGTTTCAATGCAACTTTCGCTATGGACTCATCACCTAC